ACACCATTAGCAGCAATTCCAATAGCGCCGAGGGGAGTTTCTAATCTTCCATTTCTTTGGTCATAGTATGTGTATGTGCCAGTAGATGTTTCTTGACTTGACATAATCAAGTCCAATCTATCATCTGTTGCTAACCAACATTCACCTGCAATAGACGTAAATGTAGTGCCCTTATAGAGGAATTTTCTCTTGATGCCGTCACTAAATACAAACATCAAATGGTCACCAGGTCTGATTGACGAAGTGTTGCCAAACAGTGCGTTATCCGATAACGATATATTAATGCTTCTAATGAAACCGACTTGAGACCAAGTGTTATCATCAAATGTCCTGGTAATTCCAAACGTGCCACCACGATACAAGAAATCGTGGTCAAAATCTTGCTCGGTTACCGAATTTGGATTAAACTGATTCGGAAATGTGCCATAAGATACAGGAGATGGAAGACCATCTGCTGATATCGTTAGCACATTAGTAGCGTCGTTGTAACTGGCAGTTGCAGTCATGTTTTTACTTCTATTTAGATGTCGTCAAAGATTTGTGTTGGAGTAAAGTTTGCAATTACAGTAGCACCTGTCTGAACTGTAATGATTGCTGACAGTGAATAAACTGGTGTAGCACCAATGGCAGTAATTGCAACTCTAAATTCATCACCATCATCATTTTGTGTTGCTAATCCTGTAGTGTATGTTCTTTGGTTTGCACCGATAATGTTGGTCCAAACTGTAGTGCCATATTCCTTCTTCTGCCACTGATAATTTAAAGTTGCATTATTGGATGTAGTTGCACTTACAGTAAACACTGCATTCTGACCTTGGTTAACTGTTACATTAACTGGGTCAGAAGTAATTGCGATAGTCCCTGGAATGACTATAACTCCCCCGCCGCCATCATTTTCTTCTGGATTATAGATATCGATACCGCCGTTTACTGGAGTGCCTACTGGGCTTACAAAATTATCTGGAACTTCATTATCAATTGCAATGATTGGTTTTTTATAACCAATGCCAGCACTTCTCACATCAATTCTAGTAATCCCCATAAGCGCCTTGATTCTTGCATCAAAACCAGTAGATGAGATAACGTCTACGTTTGGACGTGATGTATATCCATCACCAGGGTTTGTAAGAATTGCTCCTGCCACTTGACCAGTTGTAATCTCAGCAAGAGCATCTGCGTTTCTTCCTTTAACTGATCCAGTATATTCAAAGGTTACGAGAGAGTTGGAGGATTCGATAACAGCAACTTCACGATTAAATTCTTCACCCTCAATAAAGAGTTGGTCACCAGATTCTATAGGTGGCACAACTGTTGCCGCAATCACATCAGCGTCACTACCAATATAAGAGAATCCAACAAAAGTGCTACCTGAGCGTGGGACTTCTGAGAAGATAATTCTAGAACCAACCAACTCATAAGCAACACCTGGCTCCTGAATGATTCCATTCAGAGAAACAATAATATTGTTTTCTGGTAAAATTGTGTTAGAAGATACCCCTTCGGTTAGTGTCAGTGAATAAAAGAGACCATCACGCTTGAGGTTGAATGATGAGCGAAGTGAATCAAACTCAAAACTGATATCATCAAGTTGACGCAGTTTACCAACGTAATAACCAATGAATTCAGACCCAACTTCAGGTGCTTCAGTAAACTGAATCTTGTCAGAGAATGCAATATATGAATTTGTAGGACCTGGGGGTTGTAGCACAGCATTCACAAACACAAGCAGGTGACCTGCTGGATCTGGGAAGTATGCTTCACCATTGTTGATTGTAAGGTCAAATGTTGTTTGGACGCCATCAAAACCACGGAAGTATCTATCAACCCTCCCCTCAAGGATTGTTGCTTTGGAAACTGCTCCACCCCAACCAAAATCTGATTTGACACTCATATTGTTGACAAATTCGCCAACAGATCCTTCAATCCAAATTTTAGCAGTAATGCCAGTTTGCTCAATAGCAACTACCTTACCGTAAGACGTGTATTCCGTATCAGTATATGAAAGGACATTTGCATAGATTGTTGGGAAGTTAGATCCAATATCAATCTTACCAATATTATTTGTATTGATAATAACCTCGGAAATGTTGGCACCGACCCCCACAGGAATGAGATTTGCAATAAACAATCTGTGAATTCCCTGATCTGGGTCATTGATGTATTGAGTAACAGTTGCCTCAAAACCAGGATTCTTGATTGTGGTGCCTTGTAATAGGTATACTACATCGCCAACTTTGAATGTATCAGCAATACCAGTATCAATGATTGTTGTACCCAATTCCAGTTGATATACATTTGTGCCATGAATATACTGGTTAAGTTGAATTTGAGTGCCGCTGATTCCCTTAACCTCAAGGATATAATCGGTCAAACTACCGTAAATCACATCTCCAGCACTCCAAGAATTTTGGATAGTTTCAACATCAATTGTAATACGACCACCACCATTGGCAGTCAAAGTACCACTCTTATTAGTGTATTCGGTAATATACGCCTCAGTTGAAGTATTAGTCTCAAACAACCATTGGTTGCTATCAAAATCACCAGACTTGATATTCAGCAGAAGTCTGTCAGAAATACCTACGACTGTAGCAATTGTGCCAGAGTCAACTCCTTCGATATCATCACCAATTGAAATAGTGCCAGTTTGTGTAATAAGATTTACAAATGTTTCACCTTCATCATTTGTTGTTGCTGTTTGTAAGATATAACCAGTATTGCTGGTTGCACCTTGAACAACAACTTGTTCACCGTTTATAAAGTTATCATAATCTCCAAGGACTTCGGATACATTATTGAGGTCGTATCTAGTAAATGACTTGTAAATCTTTGCTTTATTTTCTTGGACAACGCCGATTTCTGCATGTGCTTCTGAAGTAACTCCATAGATAACATCTGCAGAGTTAAATCCTCCAAGTACAGGTGTTTGTGATGGGTCAGTTGGATAAATGATATCTTTAATAACAATTCCAGACCTTCTAACAACCTGCAGAATCTGTGAACCAGCATTTGCAGTATCTACCGCAAATTCTTTAAATCTTCCATCATGAATGTAATGGACTCCAATCTCAAACCAAGTTGCTTCGGCATTGATTACATAGAAATAATCACTTACTTCCATTCCATCTAAAGAGGTTTGTGATGCTGGAATATACTGAAGGATATCACCTCTACGGAAAGTATTTGGACGATTAATTCTGACTCTATATTCGGCACGTTCGTAACCAACTTCGGTTAGTGGTAAAAGTGTAACAAGAGCGGGGTCAGTATTATAATCAATACCCATATTGTAGGTATTTACCAGATTTACAGCATGTGTAGATGCGATAAATGTAACCTTTGATTCTGTTGGAAACTTAGATGCTTCCAGAGCATATTCAATTGGGTTTAGTGAAGAATCGACAATAAATTCTGCTGCTTCTTGGAACCACTCAAGTCTTTCGACTGGATTGTATGTAGTATAGAGAGTCCAATCTGGGTCGGTGTCCAGGAGATACATCACACTCTTAATATACTCTCTGACTTTAGTGAGGCAGAATAGCAGATGAGATCTAGTTACTCCTTGGAATGCAATGAAGTTACCTTCGCCATCAAACCAATCCTGAAGAAGTTTGAATGCTCCAGCATTACCACTGGTAATCATGTCATATCTACATGCCTTTAACACATCAAGTGCAAAGTCGATTGTAAGATTTGTAGTGCCATAATATGCGCGAGTTTCATTAAATGCTCTAGTTGCGATTGCATTCTCATTGAAGAGAATCATATTTGCTATAAGTTTTGTATTTTCTGGTCCAGCACCTAATGTTTCAGTCATCAGACTAAACAGAGTATCGATAGCAGATACAACGTCATAGCAAGTGCCAAGTTGATACTCAGTATTATCAGTTGGTTTAAATGTCCTTGTTACATTGGTAGCGAGATAGTTGACGTTATTATTTGCTGCTTCCTCAATCGTATAGATGAGAATATCCATGAGAGTGTCAATGGATGCTGCCACTTCTCCACATGTGTTATACCAAGTGCCACTTGCTCCAGACCCACCAGAGATTGTGTCATATGAAATTGATAAATTACGCTTAGCAATCTCTGGAGTATACTTAACTGGCCAAATTGTTGGTAGAGTATAATTGCGAGTTGCAACGTTAGTTGGATTTTGAATTCCATCTGTTACCTTGGACATCAAGGTGTTAATTTCAGTGATTACTGCATTTGCTTCGGTGCCAGTGTATGAAGAATCTACCAAGCGAGCACGGTAGTAGTCCATGTTACCAGTGATTGTATATGGCCATGCAGTTGTTGGCTCTCCAGCGGGTACTGCTCCAGCGGTTGCTGCAAACCCGCCATTATCCCCACCAGACCATGCACCACCACCAGCCGACAATCCAGTATTCAAAGATCCTGGTGTAGTCGCACTGCCAACAAGATTGCCATCAATAAAGAGTCTAACTCTACCTGGACCAGTAGCAACATTACCACCAATTCTCACTTCCCAAACCAATTCATGTTGATTGCCATCCATATATCCAGCAGCAACAAGTGTTGAAACTGGGATATCCAGCATCGCCAATCCAGTGTCGGAGGTGTATGAAGCACCACCAGAATATGCAGTGGCGCCAGTGCCAGCACGCAATCTAAGATAAGTGCCACTATCGCGGAAACCAATCCAAGTGCCATATCCAGTGCCACCGCCCTCAAACAGTACGGAATCTGTTGGAGTCCCTGAAGGAAGGATAGTAATACAGCGAGCAGTGAAGTCGTCGCTGTTGTCCATACCAGTGCTGGTGTTGTCAGCATTCTGAATATTAATAGTGCCAGGTGTAAATGATCTTGTTACGTTATTATTGAATGTTGTTAAGATAATACCAGTAGTTGTGTTTGAATTTCTGAGTTGGTTTGTTGGGTTTGGAGTTGCATCATAAAATCTTTGTGACCCTGCAAATCCAGAGTTATTTGTGATTGGAGCATCCTTGATTGCCTTAATTGCCAGATCTCTGGCTCTATTCAGAATCCAGACAGTTTCTGTAGTCTGAGATGTGATATGCTGCAGGTTGCCAGAGTAATTTACATAGAATTCAGTAGCATATTGCATCCAGTTATCACCACCATACTTCAAGTTAAATACCAGTGCTTTGAGGATGTCTGCAACGTCATGGACACAATTAATTGCACCATTGGGAATTACAAGACCAGGATACTGTGCTTGACCGTCATATACTGCTTGCTCAGCAATATAGCGAATGTTTCCATCGATAGCGTTACCGCAATCATTGAAAATATTCTCTTTAGGATTTTGCTCATAGGACTCTACAGGGACACCTGAAATAGTCGTGCCAGGAATATAGTCTCTACCAAAAGCGTTTCTCATTGTCAGAGTTGTAATATCTCTAACAATCTTAAACGTAGTCACAGATGCTTCCCACTCAGTCTCAATGTATCTGAGAGAGTTATTTTCTGGCTCGATATACATCGATGCTGCTTCATACATCTTGTCGTTGCAATCAAACAGGAGGTCGTGGACAAGAGCATCCAAAACGTCCTTAACATCATCTTCACAATTTACAGACCCACCAGGAATTTGGAAGTCTCCAAACTTGGACAAGTCATTCATCGTTGCAACTGCTTCCTTGGCAATCAATTCCTTGTTTGCCTTGATTAAATTGGTTGCATCGATATATCTGTCGTTTCTGCTACGAGTTGCTTGTGGGTAACCTTCATCATCAATTGTAATTGTTGTGTCTCTATATGCATTTCTTGAAGTCCACTGTGGCTCATAGTAATCATCTTGTGCCCATGCCGAATATCCATAGTCAGCAGCAGTTGTGCCAGCATCTAATAGGAGATTATTAACTGCAAATTGACACAATTCTTTAGTCTTATTGAATGCATCCAACATTGGATTTAATTCATTCTCAACAAAAAGAATATTCTTCTGAGAATCAAGATAGAAGTCGATTACATTCTGGGTTTGATATGTGCCCCCAGTTGCAAGGTCAGCAATAATTGCTGGGATAATATATGTTTTGATGTCACGCTTACAAACATTCTCCCCACCTGGAATATCAAGAAAATCTACAGGGTTTCCAGCAAGAGTCTTAATATACTTGTCTTGAATATAACCAACAACTTCATCGGCAATGTAGTCGCGGTTTTTCCAGATTAAGATGCCAGAATCTCTAAATCTATTTGGAGATGGTGCAATAACCTCAAGCATGTCAGTGGTTAACTGACGAATTTCATCTTGGACTGCCTGAGATGCAGGTGAATCAAAGTTGTTTGGAATGCGCAGTTTCTCTGTGTATTCACCAGACAAATCATTGCTTGTAGATGTGATGACATCAATCATGATGTTGCTCACTTCATCCCAAGTGTATAATGTCTGCAGAATTTCATTACCAACATGCTTTAGTTTACCAGATGCTGACAAATATGTGCGTGCAGTATAGAGTGAATGGTAGTTACCACCATCTCTTAAGTCCTTAACCAGTGCTGCAATGATATAATCTTTAGTATCGCGCAAACAATAGTTAGTGCCACCATAGCTGTTATTTGCTGGGTCATCGCCAGGCATAATGAAGTCTGGGAATTGTGCCTTCATGCGACCAACTGCTTCCTCAGCAATCCAAGCGGCATTCAGACTAATAATCTCAGCACAATCTCTATATTCTTTTCTACCTAGGTCAACATCCTTGATAACAAAACTGAGGTCATCGTAATTTACAACCTTAGTAGTTGCATTGTATACATTAATGCTGGTAAGTGTAGCGTATGTTTCTGTGGTTGATAAGATAAATGGTCCTTCACCATCAAGTCCCAATACAATATTGTCATCGGTATAATCAACTTGTGTTGGTGGAGTAAATGCCCCGATATGGTCGGAAACTCCCTTCTTAATATAAAGGTTATCCATGTAACCAGTAAACTGGTTTGCAGTATTGAAGTCTGCGCTAATATAGCAAGGAGCATATCCATAATCATTAGTGTCTGCATAATTAGAACCTGCTTGAGATCCATTTACATATGCTTGAAGCACATTATCAGTCCTTACAACTGAAACATGATACCAAGTATTAGCAGCAGCGAATACATTTCCACTGATAATCAACGCAGAAGTGCCGTTGTATACTCTTAGTTGTTGACCATCCATAACAACTCTAAGACCAGCAGTTGCAGTTCTTCTAAAATCAAAGAGATGCTGAGTGCCACTAATTCCAGATGGTCTGATCCATGCTTCAATTGTAAAGTCATCGGTAGCACCAAATGCAAAATCATAAGATTCTGCAGCAACAAGATATCCAGAAGCAGGGAAGTTTAGAGACTTGGTGCCGAGTAATTCTGCTTTCTTAACAATAACACTTTGGGTAACACCACCTTGATTTGTCAGAGTTGAGTTTGTGATATATTCGCCAGTCTGGAAGTTGCCTGTGATTGGACCTGCATAAATCCACTTAAGTCCAGCGTTAGCACCAATTGCCTTGAAGATTGCACCGCTGGTAACACCGCGAATTTGGTCCTCAAACGCAAATAATCCAGTTGACTTATTCTTATATGCAATTTTTGTGGTCCTAATATTCTCACTATTCAGGAAAGTGCCATCGCTGATGGTTGCGAGGGCATTTACATTATTCAGGTTGCCTGCAGTAATTGCATCAACGGCAATATCCGTGAGTGTTGCAATATAAGATTGGACATCGGCACAGTTGGTGATGAGTTGGTTACTACCAGTGCTGTAATCTGCATCATATGTATGACCTGGAGCATTGCCCCCATAAGATGCTGGGTCATTCAGTAGTTCGAGGTCCTTATAATACATGAGATTATTGATTGCTCTGTATGAAAGATCTCTTGCTTTCTCAAATGCAGTTACTGATTGTGCAGTTTCTCCAACTAAACCATTACTGATAGGTGCGCCAGCATTATTGAAGTAGAATTTAGTAAAGGTTACAATGTTATAGTTGCCACCTCTAGAAACATCATTTGCAATAGCATCAACAAAGTAACCAATGTCTCGACGGCACTTGGTCTCGTTTGGCGAATATGTGCCAACTTCTTCGTCTGGTAATTCATCTAGGGTGCCAGAATCAAGAGCAGTGTCTACGACCTCCCAGAGCGTCGTCAAGGCGTCTTGAACGTCTGAGCATGACTCTGGGTCAGTATTGTCAGTATTTGCACCATTTGTGCCGTATGGATCATTTGGTGATGGGTCTGCAGTGATGGTTAGGTCTTGATAACCAGACCAAGAATCTGCAGAGTTAACCGCAGAGATTGTGCCAGACAGTTGGTTGGTAATTGCCTGCTTCATCCACTCCAGTGCTCTTTCATATGCATAACGTGTTTCCGCTGCCTGGGCATTCACATATACAAGAGCGCCAGTATCATCAAAATAGTAAGATGTAAACTTACGAGTATATACATTACCACCACGGAAGATATCAATTGAAAGAGCATCTACAAAATATCCAAGATCCCTCTTGCACTTATTGATATCGGGGATAGATACCAGAGGATACTGGGTAATCATGTCATCATATGCCATGCCAACAATCAGATTCTTATTCAGTTGAATCATTCTGTATGAATCTGAATATCTACTGGTTGAATTGGTGATAATATCGCCAGGGAAATAGAAATCGGGATGCTCAACAGCAATTTGTGCCTCGGCAAAGTCAATGATTTCTTGCTTGTTGCCGCGAATCATATTTGCAGCATCATAGAATCTATTACCAGCACTACCATGGTATGCTGTTATGGGATTCGTATAAGTTACTTTCTTATTGGAAACAAACTCCCCATCCGTAAGAGTGCCATTAGAAAGGTCGGTATAGACAACCTCTGTGCTTCTAACGTCTTCAAAACTCAAGAAGTTGGCATTGATTCTATTTTCTTGGTCATACAATTCTGTTGGAGTAATTGATGACTTTGAAATATCATCAAGGATGATGTTGGGGTTGGTGATGCTAACCAGACGCTCAAACAGCAACCCGTAGAAAGTAGATCCTGGATTAAGAATTAACTCATCAACGGGATCATCAGTTGCTGGGTCAATATAAGGTGAAATGAAAGTTACCTTACCAGCAATCTTACTGGATGCAGAGTAGATAAATTCATTCAGTTTAATATCAAAGATACCAGTTTCAAACTCAGCAGTGCCTGAAGTCTTACTTACAACGACTCTATCGGTTACATCTCCCTCTGTATCAATATTAACCTCTTCGATAATGGCAGTATCGCCATCTAAATTTGTAATAGATTCGCCAAATCTAAAGATAGTCTCAGTATTGAGTAGAGTTACCGACTGCACCAGAGCGGAGAAAAGTGTGCCTCTAGTAATTTCTTCATTCAATTGGAATGTGCCACCAGTGATGTTAATGACATCAATATGGTTTGTGCCAGAATCGATTACTGTAGCAAAAGTATTGGTATTTTGACCCTGAACTTGCTGCCCCAGAGTCGGGAAAATACCATAATTGGAGATGCCTACAGTGCCAGAATACAGAGCAATTCTATAAATTGGAATTGGTGTAATTCCTAAAGTTCTATAGTTGACTCTAGATGCTGGTTTTGGTGGTTCAGAGAATACAATATTTCCACCAACCACTTGATATGATTCTCCAGGTGCTTGGATAATGCCGTTTAAAGTAATCAGTAACTGGTCATCGCTAACAATAACTTGTTCACCCTCAACAGTAATTGGGAATGACTTTTCAATACCATTAAAACGGTTTGAAACATCATCAAGTTTTTTAACAATAGATGTCAAGATTTCTTCCGAAGATGTCAGGCGCTTCTTACGGAAGAGGACTTCGGTGTTATTGTAATCTGTGTAGATTGGTTGTGCTGCAGCAAATGATGTAATCTGATTAATGTTTGCATAGTTATTGATGTTTACTTCTTTAGTAAACTCAGTTGCAATTTTGCGACCAGAAATATCTTTACCGCCAGTCAGTTGTAACTGACCAAACATCACAAAACCTGCAGGGTGGTTGTTTTGCAGAATCTGATTCTTCCACTTAGTGATGGGGATATCCGACTTAATCACATAAGAGAAGTTTTGGTAGAAGAAGGAGTCCTGAATCTTTTGGACAATCTCAGATGGTTTGCCAACGTCATCGATAAACTTACCAGGAGTCTTAGTGAGTGAACCAATGTTGAGCACACCACGAGCAATACTAAGGTTATCAATGATACCAGATGCTTTAGAGATGACACCGTTGACTTTTTCACCAATCTTCCAGTCACCATCATAGTCAACAATCTTGAGAATTTTGGGACCAATCTGCCAACCTGTGTTTGTGGATACTTTGCCAATGGCAGATGCCTGCTCCAGGGTGCTACCTTGGAATACAGTTTCACCTTCCAAGAATCTAGATGTTTCCACCACTGCAACCGCTTTACCACCAAAAACTTCAGTTAGTAACACTTGACGACCACTGCCCTGAGTCAGGAATGTGATGTAATCACCTGCTGCAGCAGACTGTGGAGTAAGTGCAAAACGGATTTGGTCTGGCTCAAGGGAGTTAATTTCTCCAGCAATTGCGTAGTAAATCTGACCTTCAACTAAAGTTGTCAGACCAGCACTGCTTGGTTTAGGCAGCTCGCCCTCAGTGCTACCGATAGTATCAGCACGCAATTGGATGGCAGCACCTGTTGTAATGCCATGTGGGAAATTAAACTGCAGATAATTGAGGTCAAGGTTAACGACATAGTTAAATTCAGACTTCAGAGTTACCTCTGGCTCGGATGAATATCCCGATCCAGGATTCTTAATTTGAATCTCATTTAGTCGATTATTTTTTACAATAGCAACTGCCTCAGCACCACTACCACCACCACCTTCAATCACAACTGAGGGGGCAGAAGTGTAACCACTACCAGGGTCTGTAATCTTAATTTCCGAAAGAATCGAAGTATTGAAGAGTTGCAAGTTGACTGGGAATGTAATTTCTGGCTTCAGAGTGTAGTCATGTGAATAACCGAAACCAAACTCATTATTCTTAAGTCTCTTAATCTTACCGATATTTTTACCTGTAAGGAATACTGAGGCACCACTACCTTCTTCTGGAATAACAACAGTTGCTGAGGCACCAGAACCAGCAAGTGTGGGTCCAAGAATGCCAGGAATAGAATCAATATCAAGAGATGCAAATGTATAACCTTTACCTGGGTCTGTTACTTGAATTCTTGTAACTGTTCCAGATCCAACTTCATCATCAAAGTCTACAGTTACAATACATCTTGCACCTTCACCATCACCAGCAATTTGTACATCATAATATACACCTGGAGCATATTCCGTGCCGCCGTCATTGATGACTATTTTCTCAATCTGACGGAATGACGCAATCTCTTTAATAATAGGAAGTTTCTTATAGAATCCACCTGGAGAAACCAGTTTAATACTGTTGATTGGACCAACTGCTCTGGTGGATGTTGTTGAATAGTAGGAGTATTCATTATCCTGGTCGTCAAGACCAACTTCTGCAGAATTCTTTTCTGGCTCTCTTACGAGTGGGAATTTAAATGTAAAGTCATTAACAACTGTTGCAACCTTAAATCTTCCCTGATATGGAGTTGCATAAACGTCAATGAACGAATTTTCGCCAACAGGTGAGTCACTGCCCGTGCGTGAAGGATCGAAATAGTATGAGATATTTGTAATATCCCCAATCACAAGGAATTTCACGAATGGTGCAGCCCCAGCCGCCTGAATTCCAGGAGTGCCCTCTCTGACGATGTTGTTAAATGAATACTCCAGTTTATATTGGTTATCCTGAGAGAATGACAGATAGTAACCGAAGTTTGAGGCGTCACTAAGATCAAAATTATATTGATGATTCTTAGTAAATCTCAGTGTTGGGTGTTTAGCATAGATATTGACATTACCGATTGCTCCTGCATTGAATGTTGGGTCTGAAACGGCGTTATCGCGGATAGCAAAGGTAAATTCTCTGCTACCAATAACATCTTGGACAAAGAATGATCCATTAAATTGAGTACTTTGGAAACCTTCAGTGTAGATGATATCGGAGATGTTATAGAAGTGGGGACTTGTTGATGTGCAATACACAAGGTCAGTCCTATCAAACTGGGTTGGGATGATATCTTTTTCAAGGCGTGCAGTCACGCGAATTTTCTTAACAGATGGGAATCCAACGATTCTTACCTGCTTTCTTGAAGGATCTAACTCAATATTATTAGATCTCAGACTTACAACGTCACCTGGAATATAGCTAGACCCAGGGTGAATTTCTTCAATAAGCACACTGTAGTTATTGCCCTGGTCATACTCCATAAATCTTGCATATGGAGAGATCGCTTCAAGAGTTTCTACAAATTGCCATGTAACGCCACCATCAGATTGACTGCCAGATGTGTGGACTGGGGGATTAGTGCTAGAGACACCACCTCCTCCTACTGCAACCTGATAAACATTCAGTTTCCACCAAACTTTCTGACCAACGGCATATAACTTGTGTGAATCCCACTCTGGCATATCAAGACCAGCATAAATGGGTCTTGGGTATGGTTTTTCAGTTAAGTCAATATCGAACTTACCAGCATCATCAACTAATGCCCAATCTAGACTTCCATCGGACGCAGTGCCCGATGTATGTTGTGGAGAAATACTACCAGATGTGCCAGCAGTCTGAGATTGGTAGATTCTTCTATTTGAATAAACTCTATCACCGATAGCATAAGTTGCTCCCGCCGCCCATGGTTGCTCTACTTCTTCCGTATCAAAATACTCACCCTCAATTTGGTTTACATCACCTTCAGATGTTCTCAAACGATCTGTAGTATTAAATGTGCCAAAAATCTTACCAATTTTGTATGTGTTTCCTAATCCTGGATTTGTGAGGGTGCCATCTGGAATATCTACAATGGTGCCATATGCAGTGGTAACGCCCTGAGAGTTGAATTGCTGAAGAATACTGTATTTTGTTAAGAATGCATTTTGATTTAATGTAAATTGGAATACATTGTCAATCTTTTGATAGGATGCATCCTTAAGATAAAATTTATTAATTACATCACAATCAATGATTAGTCTCTTACCTCTTGGTGATGGCACCGTAGAGGTCTTAGAAGCATATTGATACTTAGTAGTAGATAATGTATATGTTGTTGGGTTAAATGTGGAGATAACCTGCGACATATCAAGGATTTGCAAACCACCAGGACCCTCTTCCCAAGCAGAGAATGCTGGGATATTGATATCCACCCAAGTAGTTGCACTTTCAACATCACTGAAAGCAAATTCATTATAACGTGCTAAGTCTTGGAGAGTATAACTATCTCTATTTGTATGCAGACGGTCAAATTTTATTAATACAACATCGGAATCTTGAGTTGTAATATTAATTTCTGATGTTGGAGATGTATATGCATTTTCATATGGCGCAATATCGTCAATTACTAAATCGTCAATATTACCGATAAAGCAATTTGTTGTAGTTGGAGATACTGATGGACCACCAATTACAACATCATCAAGATGGATGTCATCTGTTGACTGGTAACTTAGTTGTAAATTACCATTAATAAAGACTTCATACTTGTAAAGACCCAGAGACTCTTGACGCTTTTGGAAGGTAACATGCACCCATGCGCCAGATGCAAATGCAGACCAAGAAGTTGTCGTTGTTGACGATGCTGCCAGAGTGCCATTTACATAAATCAATACTTTTTGGTAGTTGGCACTGCCAGAATTGCCATCAATATCAAAACGAATTCTATTTCCTGTTTCTGGCACAACCTCAAAGAATGTTGGTTGATGTGCAGTTGACCAGGCAGTAGTATTCATTGAGAACCATGCTCTGGTGGACCACTCGATTGGTGTAATACCAAATCCTGTCAGAGTTGCTGGTTTTGCCCCTGCAGCATACTTCAGAGAACCAGTGCCATACTTATAAATTGTTGTATCCAAAGACACATTTGCTTGGTCAACATATGTCCAAGTTGCTAAATTCTGTTTTGTGAAATCATATTCAAGATTGCCTACAGTATTAAATCTGAAGGATGCAAGTTGATCAGATTGCTGACGGTTTGCTGCAATAATGCAGTCGCCAGAGTTATCCACAGTATGGTTCTTTGCGCTAAAACCAATATTGCTTACGTCTTCAACTTTGGTTTCTTTAATAATGGTCCCATCATACTTCAAGTAGTTGATGATTGAATATCTTTGATTTTGCGACTCGACAATATCTGCAACAATAGTATAGTTACCAAATACATCAACACTAATGTTTGCATGATTAATTGATACAAAAGTTGTATTCAAAGTAATGCTCTTTGCCCATTCCCACTGTGTATTGGCAGTTGCAATTTGGAATTTATTAATTTGGATTTTTTCAAACTTACTTGTAGTTGCGTTATATACATCCCAAACAAGAATACATGCACCATAATCATCAATTGCAAATTTGGGATTTTTAACCTGCCCACCAATAACAGCAATCTGACGAATCCACGCAATTTCAATATTTGCACCATCGAAGAAGAATTGACCAAAAATGAGGTCATCTGTTTCTTCGTTTACACCAACAAAGAAGAAATTATCATCAGAAATCAACTGAATTTGGTAAAGTCTCTCGGAAGCATTTTCAGATGCAATTTTACGCTTCTCTTTGATGTCACCATCCAAATCACACTGGATTACCCACATATCATCTGGGTCTGGTGAGTTGGTATCAGTATAACCACCAATATAAATCTTCTTCTCCTGGTCTAATGCAATAGAAGTCACATAATCTCTTCTGGTGCTACCAGAAATGCCTGCAATAGATCTCTGCCACTTCAGAATACCATCTGGAGCGTTTGCATTGTTAAATCCAGACTCATACTGTGCCAGGAATACATCTGGGCTGTATTGCGAGGTAGTTGGATTGTAAGATTGACCAACCACATAGATGACATCATTTTCAAATTCTTCATCAATCACCATTTTGATGAATTCAAGTCTCTTTTGACCAGCATTTTGTGGCAGCAGGTTTCTCTGCCATACTCGTGCACCAAGGTCATCAAACTTAGCAATAAACCCAGACATATCACCATCGATCTCAGTGATACTGCCACAAATATAGGTATATCTATCTGAGGTTGTAATTGAATGATTGACTCTTACAATACCAGTTGCTTCATAGTATTCAGTTAACCAATAACGAGTTTTCTTGAATTGCTGAGGGTGCGATACGCGAATTTCTGGAGGATTCTCTGGGTCATATCCATTACCCGAATTGATAATATTTACTTTATTAATTTGACCAGTATTTTCAAGAACAAGCTCAAGTTGACCATCCTGACCTGCTGATGTAATTAGTTCGAAAGTTGGTGGAATATCTTGATTATAACCAACACCACTCTGGATGATATTGATACGCTCAATACCTGCTACAACTTTTACTTTAAAAGTTTTGTTGGTATTATCGAGGATGGGACTTGAATTGACGATGATTTCATCATTTTGACGAAGTTCATGCTCGATTTCTGTGGTAATTACACCATATGGTTTATCTGCAATAATCTCTTTAGTATAACCAAGAATTTTTTGTCCCTTAACAGACTCAATAAGGGCTGAGGCGCCAAATCCACCAGTGCCCTCATTATCAAAGAATACGGTATCCCCAACCTGATAGGATACGCCTGGATTTTCAATAACAAATCCATCAATCTTAGCATCTTCAAATTGCGTTGTGCTCTCAACTTCAATATCAACTCTAGACTCAGCGGAGACTTGTGGGAAGTAATCAAAGATTTGCAGGGTCGTCTCTTCAGATAATTCAAGAAACTCCTGTTGCTCGTTAGCATCGATAAGTCCATCATTATTGGAATCCTGAATCTCAAAGATGATGGGATATCCTTCAATCTCAGTAGTCAAAATATTAGATGATTGGTTCGGTTGACGATCGATGTCAATATCAACGTCAACATATGGATCCCTGAATCTTACGACATCTGCAGGGATATTTTCTTGGGTTGCTCCTTGAGTAAAATTCCAACCATCTGGTAGTGAGTTATATTGTGGACCAACAATATATGGAAATTCTGCAACACCAGCATCAGAAGCATCAATTGTGATAAAGTACGCATAAATGCCATTTGGGAAATCTGGAGTCTTACAGAAACGACCATTATAGTTGTCCAAATCACCAGACTGGAAATCATAGAAGTAGTCATCAATAAATGATCCTGCAGAATACTCTGTCAGTGAAGGACCATCAATACGACTTGGATTGGGGTTGGTATTTTCATCAAATACGATATTTGTCTTTAATTTAAAAGATGTACGCAGTCTTCTAACACCACTATTCTGATCAGTTGGGTCATCATAACCATATGGACCGTAAATTGGATTACCATCAAACGCCCAACCCAAAATTGGAGAGTGCTTATAGTTGGATGTTAATTCTTGAAATTTTTGAGTGACAGGATTGAGGAAAACATTATCACCAACCACATATCTCAACTCTTTGGGGTCGGAGAGGTGGGCATACTCACCACCAAACTGGTTGTTATATCCAGTGAAGACATATCCTCTAGCATAATCAAATTTAGTAGACAAATCTGCCTGTAAGTTTTTATTCCACTCAAATACATTTGCTTGGAATACTGCGTTTTCTCCAATAGAATCTAATCTAATTGTAGTATTACCTTGAGTGTATCCAATACCCCTATTAGTAATTTCAACACTCAGCACTCTACCCTTATCTTCACCAACAGTGCCAATATTTGCCTTTGCAATTGCACCAAAACCATCTCCATTAATTACAACAGTTGGTGCCGTTGTATAACCAGCACCAGAGTTGATAATAGCAATAGAAACGATACGACCATTGATTACAATTGGTTGTGCAAGTGCTCCTTCACCAGAATTCAACTTAATTGATGGAATTTCAGTATATCCATTACCTGCATTTGTGATTACTACTGATTCTACAGGTCCCCTAACATTAGCAACTGCTGTAGCACCAGTGCCACCACCACCAGTGATTGAAACACTAGGTTGTGAGGTATACCCACTGCCAGGTTGCTCAACTAAGATTCTAGTTACTCTGCCACCAGTGATAATTGCTTGTGCTGTAGCACCACTGCCACCTCCTCCAACAATAGAGACCAGTGGTTGCTCAATATACCCACTACCCTCATTAGTAACATCAAATGATACCAGTTGACCATTAATAACTACTTCTGCAGATGCGCCACTACCATTGCCACCTGTGATTTCTAGAGACGGTTTGTTTCCAGCATCATATTTGATACCACCATTAATAACATCAATAGATGTTACTGGACCAAATCTTACAAATTCACGAGACTTGTAAGACCAAATTGAAACACCATTTACCCATGCACCAATTGAAGTGCCAGGAATAATGTCCCTTCTTTCTGAGATAGTTTGGACTTTTCTTGGAAATCTGAGTAATTTGCGCTGGTTGCCAGGAATAAGAGCAGATCCAGTGAAAGGTCCAATCTTATAGTTTGGGAGACCAGATGCTGCAACATAAACATAATCAGCATTGAAAAATGTGTTCTGGACATTGCTAGTAAACTCACTGATTACTTTATTAATAGACAATACATCAGATTTGCCTCTATTGAGGTCAACTGACAAAAGAATATTACCCTGTGGAATAATATCAGTAGGTACATTCAGCTGATATGAGAATGTGTAGTCGTCAATACGGGAGGTTACAATAAAGGTGCCGTTGTATACCACGGGGTTTGCACCATAGATTGTAACTTGGTCGGATACCAGAAGACCGTGAGGATTTTCGCAATATACTGTAGCAGTCTGGTTATTGACACCACCAGGCTCAATAGTATCAATTTTAATAAGTTTCTTAACGTTATACAACCAAGAGGAAAGTCTCTCTTCACCTTCGGCAGTCGAACCAAGATTTGCAACTTTTAGTTTATCTCCAGGAAGATAATACGATCCAGTATTATCCAGAATAGTTGTGCCTGCTTCAGCAATGCCCAAAACTCTAAGTTTACATTCAGTATCAGTGCCTTTATTGGTATAAACAAAGATGTCACTAAAGATTCTAGTGCCAGGGTCCCAATCTTCTACAACACCATTCTTACTTCTAGTGCATTCGATGAATTGATTAAGTGATTTCTCTTTATACTGGACTTCTTCTTCGTCATTAATTAAAATAGTGCCATTTCTCTCTGGCCATCCAATTGTTGAGTCAACAGTGATAATCTGAGATTTTATATCTAATGGTTCAACAAGAGTTGTTTTATATGGAATAACAAAAGACCCATTAAGGGTTTCTTCTGAAATTGCCAATTCGTAAATTGTATCTGTTCCCTGGATGATGCTGATTACATTTTCAATCAGAGCAGATGCACCCTTAACATTAAGGTCCACATCATCTGCATATTGAATTAATTCAGAGTCAATAAGGTCATCTGGATTGCCAGAGATTAATTCGGCACGAAGAATTGTATCTACAACCCAATTAGCAGCGGACGGACTAATAATTTCATCCTTAGGATAGTAAACATCAATTTCCTCCCCAAACATAATTTTGAAGAGGTATTGTGTAGCAAGTTTTGTGCCCTTTGAGATGTAAAAGTCTTTAATGCTCTTTACAATCTGTACTGGGTTAACTGCCGAATAATCAATTTGGATTGTTGGTAGATACTGTCTCCTAAACTTGTCAAATACTTCTTTAATAAACAGAGAATCCAGATTAATTACAGTAGTACCTGCAACGTGGTTTGATTGACGAAGTGCTTTCTCACCTGCATAAATTTCATTATGTAATTGGTCATATGCAACAGCACCAGATACGCCTCTGGAGCAATTTAGGAATGCCGAAGGCGAATACCCTTCACCATTCTGAAAAATATCAAAACCAGTTACTTCACCAAATCCAACAGCAACCGATGCCCTTGCTGATTTTGGTTCCGCAATAAAAATCTTTGGAGGAAACTCTGCAGAATAACCCTCACCGAAGTTTGTAATATTGATATCTGTGATTTCTCCATTAAAAATGGTAGCAACTGCGGTTGCACCTGTGCCACCGATCGGAGCACCATATGCATCCTTCCTGTCATCAACGATGTATACTGAAGGCGCATCGGTATAACCACGGCCACCCGTCAACATTTCAATATTTGTCACAGATCCAGATGCAACGGTCACATCAAGGACTTGTGCACCAATTGGGTCAATAATGCGTGCTCGTGGTGGAGTGACATATCCTCTACCACGATTTACGATAGAAATTTCATATACCTGACCATCTTGGTCAATTCTAGAGATTGCTTGGGCATTTATACCACCTAGAGGGGCAGGGTCGATGTAGACTTGAGGTGGATTTGTATAGTTATTGCCTCCGTCTAGGACTTGAATTGATGCAGTATTTACTCTGCCCTCACTATCAATAGTTGGGTTGCTAATTTTTGCACCACCTGGATTAACGAAGGTAATTGCTGGAATGAAATCGTAACCACTACCAGAATTATCAATCGTAATCGTTTCAACTTGACCAGTAGTATCATTAACTGTCAGCGATAGTTTAGCTGCAGTGCCATTGGGATTACTTGGTGCTAAAATTGTTGGGATTGGTGGGTTGTATGTAGTATATCCTTGCCCACCGTCAATCAGGTTGATATTTTTAACACCACCAACTAAAGATCTAGCAGTAGCGCCTTTCCCACCTTCTTTACTTTGAATTGTGATTTTTGGAGCAAAATCTAAACGATAATTACTTCCACCATCTTTAGCAATAACTTTATTAACTTGCCCATTTGGACTTACCGCAACAATAGCAGTTGCCCCACTACCATATGCAGGTGCAATATACTCTACTGAGCGAACATGAATATCATCAGCAGACCCAATTGGGAATTTAAAGATTACTTCCTGATTGTAAACGGTATAGTCTTCATATGGAATTTGAAGTCTGCCATTCTTATTAATAATTAGACCAATCTCTGAAGTTGGTGTATAATTTTGAGTATTTAATCTAAGTGGATATGACTTAGTGCCCTGCCATTCTTGCCAAGGAATAGAATCAGTTGTAATGATTTCTTGGTCAGCATATCCAATCAGATAAGTGATTTGAGTAAACTCTGAGTCATCGGCGCCCGTACGTGCTCTTGGAGGAGTTGTAAATCTAATCTCATCACCTTCCAGGAAATAATCAACACCTGGAATCTTCATCTCGTTATATACGATAACAATAAGATGCTCAGGTGAAGGTGGTGCTACTGGAGTACCCAGGAAGGAGAGTGGAAACTTATTTCTTACGCCATTAAACAGTGGAAACGGATTTTCCAACAGTTGCTTTTTCTTGTTAAATTGCGAAAAAGATACACCAGGGGTGATAATTGCGTCAGGACCACGAGTAACCGACTCATAGTAAATGACTTCATTATCGATCATGATGGAACCATCTGTTGGTTGGAATCCATCAATACTTTCAATCTCAATTTTGGTGTCATAGACACCAATATTCGTCAACAGTTTAGTATCGTTTGATAGACTATTGGAATCATAGTTGTCAAGATCCAGATAATTCAGAAGATTGTTTAGAATATCATAAGGTCTGCCAGTTTTCTCTTGAGACTTGTAGTACTCAAAAAGAAAATTGACAAACTGTCTGTCTTCCTCACGAATGAATTCTGGGAGTTGAAATTCAACTCTGTCCGAGACTGCGATATTCTTTTGCATCTATCTTATCTGTATTATCAGAAACAGGACGTTGAAACGGGATATGTGAAGGTATCCGTTGGGTAGTCAATGATATTTATACCCGACACGTTACCAAAATTCCATCCACCAAAGTTGTTTGGATCGAAGGTGGGGATTGGGATGTCGTTGATTGTGTAATCAATCGGATTAACACTTGGATTGAAAATTGTTGGGTCAACCCCAGGTGGGATGTTAATAGATCCACCATATGGAACAACCTGAATTGGCAGTCTTTCGGAGTCGTCTGGGGTGCCTTCAATTGCCAAAGGACCAACACAGACTTGACCAGTATTGTAATCAACACTACCGACAGAAGGATTAAGAATTAACTCCTTCTCGTTTCTCTTTGTCACAAGCAAAAGATTTCCTCTGCCATCATCTCTAATAGTTACTGGCACCAAGGCTTGATTGGATTGATTTGTTGAAAATACTTGAGTAGTAATTTGTCCAGCAGTTGTGCCGTCTTGTAGTTGCAGATTTACTACTTCTTCGGAATATCCAGTAGCATAAAATGTGCCTGACTTAACAACGGAAAAATTTGGAGCACATGGGTCTCCATTACCAGTGCCAGATCCAGCAAAATCTGATGGATTATAAAATGGGTTACCAAAATCTAAACATTGAGTGAATACATTTCCAAAGGTAAATTGGTCAAGATTTTGACCAAGAGTCAGTTGAGTAACGCTACCACTAATTGAGGTATCACTATTGTCTAACATTGCAGCAAATTTAGACCCATCAATTCTTCCACCAAATTTGTCTGAAGAATTTGTCTTATTATATTGATCAATACTCTGAAGTAACTTAGTGCCCAATTGGGACCCACTTAAAGCAGTCTGGTTGCCATTGTAATAGACATATGACTTGGGAATGACATAGTATGTCATTGGGTCAATAATTACAGGCTCAATAGATGCTACGGTATAACGCTTCAAGTCATTTTTGATTTTGACCTTTGTGGTGGCATTTAGTTTTGTGCCCGTTTTGGGACGAATTGCGATGTAGACCTTGCCGTATACTGGTGGCACCAGTTTCTCGCCCCCATAAGCGGTCACAGACGCCGCTTGTGGATAGATTTCACTAACGATGTGCTCGTAATCTGCTTCCGTAACTGCTCTATTCTGAGTTGCGTATGCTCTTGGTGCTCTAAACTTGATTGACAATCCAGTTTCTCTATCTTCACCTTGCTGAGCAGGGTCGATTGTCATTAAAGTAATACCAGCAGGGGGCACCACACGTCCATCGCTATCAACAATATTGCCGATATATGCAAAGTTGGAAGAACCATTTGCTTCAGCACCATATGTCGTAACATAACTGATGTTGATATACTCACCATCAATCAATTTACGACCAATGATACCATCTCCAAAAATCAGTCTATATCTCAGGTCATCAGTTTCCTCTAAAAAGTAAACTCTGGACGTAGAATCCAATTCGGTTACGTTTTTGTTGAGGCTGTATGTGTCAACTTCGGTTGATTGTGCATTTGGCGAGATATCAACATAGATTAATTGAGTATCGACATTTTCCTGGGGAATGAGAAAGTCTTGTTTCTGGGTGTAATCGACCGTATAGTTGTAATTGAGAAGATTTCCTTGGTAAATCAAGATTTTGTCAAAAGTTGCCACACCAGTTGACTTATCAACAGGCACTTGCACGTCTCTGGTCAGGCAGAATGTATAATTATCGTTTGCATTCTCTGCAATAAAGACATCGCCCTTCTTAAGAGTTGCATATTCTGGGTATGAAACATTATCAAGACCAATTGTAGTCTGAGCTGTCAGTGAAACGCAGGCAACTGCTGCCTTAATTGACCTTGGAGTATAGTTTAACTGTTTTGCTACCTTTACGATGTTGTCTCTAATCGTAGCAGTTTCCAAAAATGACTCATTTAACGCCATGTTTGCGTTAAACGCCGTGTAATAGGTGTTATATGCTAGGATATCAAGCAGATACGAAGCACTACTACCATCAAAATCGTAATCTGTGAATTCTTTACGAGTTCTGAGGTATGATCTGATAGACTCTTTAATCTCAAAGAAGTCTAGAGATGTTAATTGTGAAGGAATTGCTGACATTTTAGGTCTTCTCTAGCAAGAATGCGACTGTTTGGACAAGTGTTTGACCGACGATTGTATAATCTATGGAAACTTGGATACCGTTTATGTCAGAATCGTCTTGCACATCCACAGAATCGACATTGATTCGTGGTTCTAATCGTGATATAGTATTTCTAATTTCACTTTCAAGAGAGTCTTTAGTAAAAACGTCCCACTGCTCAAACAAAAGCCATTTTACTTTGGATCCAACATTCTCTTGAAAGGGTCTTTCCCCAAACATAGTGAGGACAAGATTTCTTACAGACTGCTTTATAGCATTTTCATTCTTAACTACGCCAAAATCGCCAGTAGAGGGATTGGGATTAAACGAAATCGCTAAATCCTTGAATCCTCTACTGACGTATTTTTCAGATCTGAATCTGTAAGATGCCATTTACATCCACTCTACATAGTCGTCAAACCCATTTTTACCACCACACCATTTAGAAGAGCGATCGACGGGTGGATCGCTACGACGCTTTCGCGCCATTTTGAGATATTTATCACTTCTAGGGTCGGTAATAAGGGTCATTCCCGACTGCACAAACTCATAACCTTGATCTACGGGTGAATTTGCCATCTGTCTCTCCATATAGGGTCAACAGAACTTTTTGAGAGGTTGCTATCTCTATATTATTTAGAGATTCATGGTCAACTGGTTTACTCCTAAGTCATAATCAGGAGGATGAGACTTCAAAAATTCTCTAAATGTCATCTTCATTTCACGTTTTGTCATTCCACAGTGATATGCAGCATGAGGCAAATTCATTGTGGCACGAAAAAGTGCCCAAGTTGCCTCATCTACAAGTTCTGGCGTCGTCTCAACCTTGACCACGATACCTCTTTTTGCGTCCATTGCGGGAACTTGCACCAAGATGGGTGTTTTGTGAGCGACCTTGGCGCGTCTTTTTGGGTTTGCCTGGGGTATAACCAGACTTAACAAGACCAACTTTTGCTTTTACTGCCATAATTTCCTCAGAAACCTCATGTAGTATAGCATATCTAGGTCATGACGCAAGCACTGTTGGGTGTCCCCACGCAACAACTGATGAGCAAGGATAAGAAAATCCAGGAAAACCGACCCCTAGTGGGTCTAAAATGCGAGCAATCGGTCTCTTGAGAGCGAAAACTGTCAAAGTTGTTGTCATAACTACCCTAATATGTCCAATTCCACCATTGTCTTCGGCAGTTAAGACACTACAGGGGATGGGCGTTGGGATAGCACAGATACCTTTTCCACACGGACAGAGATAAATTACGATATTTGTGCAAGTTGATATGTGATAAATGAACGAATCTCCCAAAAGCATGATGGGAATGAAGTTTACCAGCACTGTTGCACGCTCTGGAGTTACTGGAAAAATTGGAATTAGTGGAAAAGGTGGCCACCAACATGTAAAATTCTTAATCCAAATGGTGTAAGGCACTGGAGGAGTGCCACAAGCCTGCACTGAATGGATGGCAGACGGCAAACAAAGACCATGACCTGAGCATGGGAGACCATTTAAAGACGCAACAGGTTTTAAAAGACCATATGCCATTACGCTAAATCTCCAATTTCGTTTCCTTGGATGAATGGATTGTCCGTATCACTGCATTCATCAAAATATGGGTTGCCAAAATTACGCAACATTCTGGATAATTGCGTAATACTTCCAGACAAGAAGTTTCTTACAGTCATATTTCCTTCATATGGTCCCATCATCATCACTTTTCTGCTTGCCCATTTAGAATCTGTATACACTCTCTGTGGATCAACTGCAATAGATGCATCATTTACATTATCTAGTCCTACATTTGGAGGAGTTACTGCTGGTGTGAGGAAAGTAAATAGACTTCCGCCCGCACATTGCGAGCAAAATGGATTTACTGTACCAGTTGGACCTGGACCTGTAATTTCCCAGAATCTTAATCCTGGAAGAGGATTCCCTTGATTATCCCATCCGCAATAAACATCAAGGCAACCACCTGGATTGCCAGATCCTCTTACAAATTTATCCCAGCAATTATGATTAGGCACATTTGTACTTCCTGGATTTGGGGTGCAATCTACAGTAAATGCAGTATATGTTTCGGAATCTGATGTTGTAGTAGTGGTAGTCTGTCCTGTTTGTGGGTCAGTAGTTGTTGTAGACCCAGTTTGCCAACTAACAGATGCTGCAGTTAAACCACCTCCAGTCAGATTATTTCCCAACCACAACTTGAATTGCTCGTATTCTGTAAATCCATTTCTATTGTAATCATAAGTATTCTCATCTAAACCAACAGGCACAAAAATAATATCACTAGAATTTGATGGGTCTCTATAACATCTACCAGGAACACTACCTTGCCTGCAACTCCATGTTCTATAACCTCCACTAACTTTGCGTTTTTCAGTTAATTTGGGTTTTGTAAAGGTGTCAAGATAATTCATAAATGCAGCACCTTGAGTGCCAGTCGTGCTACCCTCAAATTCTAAAGAAACTGTAAACGATGCTTCAATTTCCTTTGAGGCACAATACTTGAAGGGCATGAATCCAAATGCTTTTTGCTTACCATCTGAGCCAATATCAAGATATGCACATGGCACATCAAACCAACGTTGCACATTATATAATTTGGGTTGTGCCATATCAAAGCATTTATCACCACCCCAAGGTCCATATAATCCTTTAGTTGAAGTTGCAGTATATTCGTCATGCTTAATTACTCCATCATATATCCCACTCATGACTTTTCTATCAAACTCTGCAAATCCACTATTTGCAAATAGATACTTGAAGTTTTCTTCATCTGGTAAAGATGAAATTACACCTCCCGTATATCCATCAATGTTAATGCATGTGGATGGAAGATTCTGACAGAATCTAGTTTTGTCATCACCAATGTCTGCCATACGAATATAACTGTCTGGCACAGAGACTTGACCACCAATATTGCCTTGAATAACATCAAATGCTTGCTGCACAATATTCTTCATACTATCAGCAGATTTGCCTTCAATGTTTCTAAACATACTCTGAAGATTGGATGATTGTGGAGCCATATCGCCAGGGTCTTCTCCCTTATAATCAAATGTATCTGGGTCGGTAATGAATACAGTTGGCATTTCGTCTTGACGATATCCTGCCCCACCATCAACAACACGAATTGACATAATCACACCCTCATCATTTAATTCAGCAACTTCTAGTTTTGCTGGGCGAATTTCAAACTGGTCTCCGTCTTTATCCTTGGGAAACTTGATTCTCTTATCATGAATGCCCTGTACCTTTACAGCATCACGAATGGGATGCTCCATAGCACCATCAACTTCTGGTGTTGGAAGTGCATCCAATGCATTCTTTGCACCACCTAATGCACCTTCTTGTGTTTTTGCAAGGTCAGTTGCAGACCAACTATCTACAACACGAGGAGAAATTGCAGTAACTTTTGGTTTTTTATATCCACGTCCGCCGTTAATCACATTCACATGCACAATTGCGCCATTACTATTCACAACTGCTTCCGCCTTTGCGGTATCTAATGTGCGAGATGGAATTAAATGCTGTGGATTAATCTCAACTTTATAGTATGAAATCTTTTTGGGAAATTCATATACACCAGCAAATGCTGCTTTATTACCAATACCGTATCCTGCGAGTACTTCAATAGTGCCACCATCCGTAGAAGTAAACTGCTGCAGATAGGTAAACTCTCCACCAGTGCCTGTAAGGTCCATTGTGCCGCACTTTAATTCATCTCCATAGTAAAGGACCTTAGCAATATCCCAACCGTTGATGGTATCTCCTTTATTGAAGTCGCCGTTGCGGGTGATATACCTAAACAAAATACGAGGACTATCGGTGTCAATAGTCACAAAGGCTTCATTCACACCCTGAGTTGATACATCGCTAATCGTAATTCTGGTGCGAGTTGTCTCCCAAGAATCTTGGCGAATCTGATAGAAGTGTGAATAGTGAGCATAGTTGGGAATACAACATGGCACAGTTCCCTGCCCACTTGGATCTGGACATGTTGCATTTGGGCAACACGGAATATCATTCAGTTTGTATTGAATGCCAAAGAGGGGTCCATTCCAAGGATATGAAGTATCATACAGATAATAAAGAAACTGAGAATCATACGAATCCTCAAATCCAAGATAGCGTGGCACTGCACCTTTAATGCTACCATTCAATCCATACAACCATTCAAAGTTTGCATTTTCAGAAATAACAGCAGCGTTGTCTGGATTGCCAAAACCAATAACGCCAGG